CGCAGGACTTTCTCGATGCGACACGTGCTCGTGCAGGGGATAAAGCGACTGGTATCACTACCAGTACCGCTACAGCAAATAATACTGGAATTGGCACTACCACCTTTAGTTATGAGGAGAACCAGAATTTCATCCAGATTCCGGACGCTGTTATTGGGATCGAAAGAGTTTTCAAACTGGACAATCGTCTAATCTCGACGAACATGTTCAATATCAATTATCAGTTGATGTTGAACGACGTGTACTTCTTCAGTTCAATGGAACTGATGGGATATACGATGACTAAAAGATATTTGGAAGACCTAGATCATATTCTGCATCCAGAAAAAGCAATCCGTTTCAATCGTCGGCAGAACAGACTTTACCTAGACGTTGATGGTAATAGTATGCAGGAGGATGATTATATTATTATCCGCTGCTACAGGGTCCTGAACCCTGACGATTACCCCAAAGTATACAATGATATCTTCTTGAAGAGATACTTCACTGCTCTACTGAAGAAGCAGTGGGGTGCCAATATGATGAAGTTCCAGGGTGTGAAACTACCAGGTGGTGTTGAACTGAATGGTAGACAGATCTATGAAGATGCTCTGGGAGAAATCCAGGGACTGGAAGATAAGATGACACTTGAGTATGAACTTCCACCTCTTGATCTGATTGGATAATGGCACTAAATCCCTTCTTTTTACAAGGTACATCTAACGAGCAAGACCTCGTACAGGATCTGATCAACGAACAGATCCAAATGTATGGGGTGGAGTTCGTTTATCTTCCTCGTGTTTTCGTAAATGTGAAGACAATTATGAGGGAGGTGACCAGTTCTAAGTTCGATAAGTCATTTCCTATTGAGGGTTATATTGAGTCTTATGAAGGGTTTGATGCCGGATATAATCTTCTGACGAAGTTTGGTGTTAGAACCACTGCTGAGATGAAGATTGTCATCTCTCAGGAGAGGTATCTAAATTATGTTACTCCATTGATGCAAGGTCGTCGTGGACTTAGTAACGCTCCAACTCGACCATATGAGGGAGATCTTTTATACTTCCCATACAGAGACTTACTGTTAGAAATCAAATATGTAGATGATGTTAGCAACTTCTATCAGTTACGAAAGAACTATACTTATACTCTGACATGCGAACCGTTCGAGTATGAGGATGAAGTCATCAATACAGGAGTCGCTGCGATCGATGATGACTTTGCAACTGCTGGTTACAATGCAACCTTCGTTCTCCTAGATGTTGGTACAACTGCATCAGCAACTGTAGGACTCAGTAGTGGTGTTCGTTATATCGAACTCCTAAATGGTGGTAGTGGTTGGACTGCTGCACCAGAGATCAAGATCGATGCACCTACAAGTGGAACAACAGCAACTGCTGTTGCTATCACTAGTGCCTCAGGTAACAGTCAGTTTAGAACAAACCGCATTAGTGAAATCTATATCACTAATCCTGGGTCTGGTTATACATCGACACCAAACCTCCAATTCATCTCTGAGGATGGTAAGGGATCGGGTGCATCTGTAAGAGTTGCTATTTCTACAAGCGGTGGCATCGGTGGAATCACCATTGATAACACCGGTGAAGATTATATCCAAGCAGACCCACCAGCAATTACATTCAATGATCCTCCAACTGGAGGACATATTGCTAAGGCAGATGCAGTCATCGATACGTTTGGTCGTTTGATCGACATTCGTATTACTGATTCTGGTTCTGGATATAACTCTGCACCCACAATCACAGTTGGTGCAGCAGGCACCGTTGGTGTTGGCACCTTCAGTTATGGAGAAGTTATCAAGGGTCAATCCAGTCTCAGCACTGCCTTTGTCACTTCTTGGAATGCTCCAACTCTTACCCTCAAAGCACGCAATCTCACTGGCGACTTCCAGGTTGGTGAATTGATTGTTGATAATGAGGGCAGTGCATATCGTCTAAATACCATCGATTATAATGACGATGACTTTGCTCCTAGTTACAACTCTGGTGATACCATCCAGACGGAAGCAGACAGCATCTTAGATTTTACAGAGAAAAACCCATTCGGTGAAGTATAATGGTTGGCAATTACTTTTACAATGAAACTATTCGGAAGACAGTAATTGCTTTCGGTACTCTTTTCAATAACATCAGTATTCAAAAGCATAATTCTGGTGGTACATCAATCAGTAAGATAAAGGTTCCTATTGCTTACGGACCTATTCAAAGGTTTATTGCACGCATCGAGCAGCAACCAAACTTTGATGACAACGTTGCAATAAGTCTTCCTCGATTGTCATTTGAACTGACATCTTATACTTATGATGCCGCACGTAAGGCATCTCCTGTTCAAAAATTTACGATGATTTCTCCGAAGGAGAAGTCAAAAATCAAACGGATGTTTATGCCGGTCCCATATGATCTGGGATTCCGTTTGAGTTTTGCAGCAAAGTTACAAGACGACGCTCTTCAAATTATCGAGCAGATTCTACCATTCTTTCAACCCTCATATAGCGTGACTATCAACATGCTAGAAGGAGTTGAAGAGAAGCGTGATGTGCCTTTTACTCTTACAAACGTTGGGTTTGTTGATGAGTATGAAGGTGATTTCTCAACACGTAGGTTCATTCAATACGACCTCGATTTTGTAGCGAAAACATATTTTTACCAAGAAGTTCCAACAGACGAAAATGGAGTTATCAAAAAAGTTCAGGTGGATTATTCTACCGCTATCAGGGCACCAAGAGAACAAAGGTATACGGTTGTTCCACAAGCTGCCCAAGATTATAACGCGGACGAAACGGGAACAATTACTGCCGCCCTCGATAGAATAAAAACTCTTGTCAAAGTAACAAACGGATCTAATTATACTGTTGGTGGATTCATTGAAATCAACAAAGAAGTTATGCGAATTATGGAGATCGACAGTAACGATCTTATCGTAAAACGTGGTCAGTTCAACAGTAGTATTGTATCCCATGAGTCAGGTGACAAGATCAATCTTGTAAATAGTGCTGATAGCGACCTAATTGAATTTGGGGACACATTCGGTTTCAGCGAGTCTAGATCATTCTTCGATTCAGATGGAAAATCGTTTAGTCCTACTACCGGTACTGATGAATGAGTCAAGATTTTGAGGCTATTGACAAGGCATTAGAAACTAAGTCTGAGATTGTCAAAGAGACCAAGGCAATCAAGAAAATCAAACCTGACGCACCTGAGCAGGACTATGAATACTCTCGTGCTCAACTTTACAACTTAGTAGAGAAGGGGCAAGAGGCAGTGAATGGTATCCTTGACGTGTGCATGGATACTCAGCACCCTAGAGCGTATGAAGTTGCTGGTCAATTGATCAAACACGTCGGTGATGTCACTGATAAGATCGTTGACTTACAGAAAAAAATGAAGGATCTGAATGCAGAGGAAGGTCCCAAAAACGTCACTAACAATGCCTTGTTTGTGGGTAGCACAAGCGAATTGCAGAAGATGATCAAGAAAGGTCTTCTAAATAATAGTGATAAGTAATTTCTACAGATGAAGTATACATACAAATTACCTATCTTTAGTGACTTGCTGGAATATAGTGAGCGTCAACTTGCTGATGCCACTCCTGCTCAAAAAAAGGCTGCAATGAAAAGGCTGAAGGCAAGAGAGGGAGAAGGTGGTAAGGGAACTGAGGGTAGTGCCGAGGCTCCTATCAAACAGCAACCACACCAGGGAAGTAAAGAGAAGAGGAGAAGGCAGAAGCAAGGTAACGCTAAAGGATTCCAAGGTGACAAGTCAATTGTCAAAGGTAGTCGGTCAAATATTGAGAAGAGAACAAAGTCTACCGCTATAACTAAAACAAGAAAAGCACCTACATCTACTGATATTGTCAGGGTACAAAAAAGTCCTGACAACGCTAAAGGTAAATCAGATAGGGTTGCTCAAGGTGGTGCAATTGTCAAGTATAAAGGTAAGGGAGAAGAGGAAAATAAAAAGACTGGCGGCGTAAAGAACTACGGTGCTAAAAAGAAACTAGTCAAGACGAAGCGTGTTGCTGGTAAAGTTGGCAAAGGACTTCAGGTTGCAGGTAAGGTTGCCAAAGAAGTTGGAAAGGTAGCAAAGGCAGCAATCAGTGGTACTAACGATGCTTTTGGTAAATCCAAGTGGGAGCACACTGAATTGAAGACTTACCATGAATTTATGATTGAGTGTCGCCATGCCCGGAAGTGACGTTTATCTCGGTAATCCTAATCTAAAGAAGGCTAATACCCAGCAGGAATTTACCGAAGAAAACATCATCGAATTTGTTCGATGTAAGAATGACCCTGTTTATTTTACTGAAAAACATATCAAAATTGTGAACGTTGACGAAGGTCTCGTCGGCTTTGACATGTATAAGTTTCAGAAGAAACTTATTAGAAATTTTCATAAAAACAGATTCAACATCTGTAAGATGCCACGCCAGACTGGTAAGTCTACTACCGTGGTATCGTACTTACTCCATTACGCTATCTTCAATGATAACGTCAACATCGGAATCCTCGCAAACAAGGCAGCGACTGCTAGAGATTTGCTCGGAAGATTACAACTGGCGTACGAAAACTTGCCGCGCTGGATGCAGCAAGGCATCGTAGCCTGGAACAAAGGATCCATGGAACTGGAGAATGGTTCCAAGATCATTGCGGCATCCACCTCAGCATCTGCTGTCCGGGGTATGTCTTTCAACATCATCTTCCTGGACGAATTTGCGTTCGTTGCAAACCACCTGGCAGATGACTTCTTTGCATCTGTGTATCCTACGATTTCATCTGGTAAATCCACCAAGGTGATTATCGTATCTACGCCTCATGGTATGAACCACTTCTATAGGATGTGGCATGACGCTGAGCGTGGAAAGAATGAGTATGTTGCTACTGAGGTGCACTGGTCAGAGGTACCAGGTAGAGATGCCAAGTGGAAGAAACAAACTATTGCCAACACATCAGAACAACAGTTCCAGATCGAGTTCGAGTGCGAATTCCTAGGATCTGTTGACACCCTGATTGCTGCATCAAAACTCAAAGCACTGGTCTATGAAGACCCAGTAAAAAGGAACGGTAAGTTATCGCTCTTTGAAACCCCAAGAGAAGGTAATGAGTATGTTATAACTGTGGACGTTGCACGTGGTGTTGGAAAAGACTACAGCACTTTCTGTGTATTTGATATAACAAACTACCCCTACAAGATTGTTGCTACCTTCAGGGATAACGAGATCAAACCAATGCTCTTCCCCTCAATCATTGAGGAGGTAGGTAGAGCATATAACAATGCCCACGTTCTATGTGAGGTGAATGATATTGGTGATCAAGTAGCATCAATTTTATTTTATGACTTGGAATATGAGAATGTTTTGATGGTTGCTATGCGTGGACGCAACGGTCAAATTGTTGGATCTGGATTCTCTGGTGTCAAGACACAGTTGGGTGTCAAGATGAGTCAGGTTACTAAGAAGGTGGGATGCTCCAACCTCAAGACTCTTATTGAGGATGACAAACTAATTTTCTGTGACTATCAAATCATCTCAGAACTAACAACCTTCATCCAAAAGAAACAGTCCTTTGAGGCAGAAGAAGGGTGTAATGATGACCTTGCTATGTGTCTGGTTATCTTTGCTTGGTTAGTTGCCCAAGATTATTTCAAGGAGATGACGGATCAAGATGTCAGAAAGAAAATATATGAAGAGCAAAAAAATGCCATTGAACAAGACATGGCACCGTTTGGATTTATCAGTGATGGATTGGATGATGACCTAGAACAGGTGGATTCCAATGGAGATAATTGGAAGGTGGATGAGTACGGTGATCGTGCCTACATGTGGGAGTACCACGTCTAAAGCGTCGCTAAATAAGCAATTTCATAAATATCTCTAGTCATTGTAGGGACACTAGGGAGTTAGAATGGCACTTCGATTAGCATCTCCGGGTATTTCTATACGCGAGGTTGACCTAACTCGTGGTGGCGTTGATTTTACAACCAACGTCGTAGCAGGTTTTGTGGGTCCCTTTCGTAAAGGACCCGTAAACGAAATCACGAGAATCAATAACGAGAAAGAGCTCGTTGAGGTATTCGGTCAACCCGGTTTAGGGAAATCTGATTATCATTATGAGGTATTTTTGTCGGCGTCACACTTCCTGTCTTATGGCGGTAAGTTAGATGTCGTTCGTTGTAAAGGTGGAGACCTTATCAACGCCAACGCTGCTGTTGGTTACGCCAATACCACTAATCTGCTCGTAGAGAACGAGGATGATTACTACAATAATCATGCCGATGATCTCCACTGGTATTGGGCTGCCAAGAACCCTGGTGCTTGGTCGAACAAGGTAAAGGTTGCCGTAATCGACAACATTGCCGACCAGATTGTAACTCCCACCCTTGAAGTAGGCACCGTCGCATCCAACGTTACCGTTGGTATGGGTGTCACTCAGGTCTTGACCGGCAAAACTATCGGTGTTGGTACTGAGAGTGCCGCAACCGGTATCCTGAAAGGTATCGTTACTGCTAAGGACGACACCGCTGGAACCATTGAAGTTCGCGTGGTTAGTACCGTTGTTGGAGGCACCGAAACCGCTGCTTCTTATCAACGCAATTCACAGCGTGAATTCAAGAATGGTGAGATGCTGAACTTTGTCAATAGTAGCGGTAACACCGTTGCTTCTGGCAGTACAGTGACTACTGCTGATTGGTACAACAATCAGAACATCCTTACCAGCGTCGCTGACGGTGGTACGGACTTGGTAACCCTTCCATGGCGTGCGGTTCTGAACCGCCCACAAACAAGCAACTACACTTCTGATCGTGACGGAAGTAACGATGCACTGCATATCGTAGTTGTTGACGCTGGTGGTCAGGTTACTGGAGACGTTGGTTCCGTTCTGGAGAAGTTCGGCAACCTGTCCAAATCACTCGATGCTACCATCAGTGGTGGTAGAGAGATCTACTACAAGAACTACCTCGCAGAAAACTCAGAGTTCCTCTGGGCAGGCGTGTCTCTTGTAAATGGCACTGACAACTATAACGACACCTCACCGATTGCTTCTGGATTCTCTTCCGGATTCACTGCGGTTACATCTGGTGCTGGTTCATGGGGTCAGGAATCTAAGGATGTCAAGTTCAACTCTGTTGGCAACCAAATCTACGAACTTCTGGGTGGATTAGATTACACCGGAATCGGAGTATTTGATGCTCCTCTTGGAGACCTCCTCACTTCCTATAACAAGTTTACCGATCCTGTAGATAGCGACATTCGCTTCCTTCTTCAGGGTGGTGCATTCAAAACTCGGGAAGAAGAGCAGGCGAAAGCAAACAAGATGATCCAGATCTGCGAAGGTCGTAAGGATTGTATTGCTTTCATCTCTCCTGATCGCTTCAGTCAGATCAATGTAACTGACTCTGCCGACAAACTGAAGAATACACTTGAGTTCTTCTCTCCTATCACATCAACTTCTTACGCTGTCTTTGACTCTGGTTACCAGTACGTCTACGACCGCTTCAATAAGCAGTTTGTGTGGATGCCTACTTCAGCAGACATCGCTGGACTCTGTGCACGGACTGACCGGGACAACTTCCCGTGGTTCTCTCCTGCAGGTCAAGCGCGTGGTGGTCTAAACTTCTCCATCAAACTGGCCTTCAACCCTGGTCAGGATTCACGAGACCAACTTTACTCCAACCGGATCAATCCCGTCATTTCCCAACCATCTGGCGGCATCATCTTGTTCGGTGACAAGACGGGTCTTTCCTTCGAGAGTGCCTTTGATCGCATCAACGTCCGTCGCCTCTTCATCACACTGGAGAAAGCGATTGAGAACGCTGCAAAGTCACAACTCTTTGAATTGAATGACGCTGGAACTCGTTCCAACTTCATCAATATCGTCGAACCATTCCTCCGGGATGTTCAGGCAAAGCGTGGTATCACGGACTTCCTGCTGGTTTGCGACGAGACAAACAACACCCCTGATGTTATTGACCGCAACGAATTCCTCGCGGACATCTTCATCAAACCCGCCCGTTCGATCAACTTCATTGGTCTGACGTTTGTTGCTAC